TTAAATCATCAAATTTTACCCAACTTTCAATACTAAATGCGTTTGACGGGTTAAAATCAAAAGCTGAATTATTAGTACAATTTATAAATTCATTAACCCCGTCAAAACTAAGGCTTTTGCATAGTTGATTTTCGGGTATTTGGTTAACACAATCTAAGGCGGCGCCGGTTGGGAAAATTCCGCCTTTGCTTAAACATTGCTCTAATGTGAAATTAACATCAATAGCGTAAAAGTCGAACGGATAAAGGTAATAGTTTTTTATTTTGGGGTAATCGTAGCCGCCAAAAATTGTATTTATATCTTGTTTTACTAGGCCCTTCGGTTCAATCCAAAGTAAAGAATTTTGATAAATGCCGCTTTGTATTTTGCCGCGCGTTGTTAATATTTTTTCTAGTATTGGTATTGTATAAATCGCGCCGTTACATTCATCTAAACCCAATTTAGCAAGGTTCAACCAAACAACCAAACGCGCCACGCCCTTAAAACGTTTATTATAAAAGTCGTTTGTTTTAGTAAATCCGGCGTTTGTCATTGGTTGAATTAATTCCCAATAAATAACGCTTTTTTTTGTGTCGTCGGGTACTAATTCGTTATATAATCCAACGTTTGCACAATCGCCGTTAACTACGTTACAAGCTACCGGGTAGCGCTTTACTATTCCGGTTTCGCTTTGGTTGTCTACGGCTATATTAATCGTTCTAACTATGCCGGCGTATTTATCCGCGAAATCTAAAGCCGTTATTTGTGGGCTTAAAATCGTATCTATTAAATAGCGTATTTTCATAGGTATTTATTTATTATTTTTGTTATCCGTTCCTCGTGGGCTTCTTTAATAAATTGCCTTTCGTTTTCGTTGGTTTCTAATATGTTACCGTATCGCGGTTCCTGCCATTCTTGTATATTTTGGGCGCGCGTGGTTTGGCCGCCTATTGTTACGGTCGTTGTTGCTTCAGTACTTTTTACAGAATTAACGCCCGTATTTCGCCACATATCGCCCGTAAAAGTAAAATTTATGTCGTTGGGGTCTTGGTTATTTGCTTCTTTAAAATCCGCGTAACTTTGGAACCAATCGCCCGTTTTTATTTTGGTTTCGGCCCCGGCTGAAATACTACGATTATAAAAAAACCATTGCGGAACCAAGGCCCGGCTATATTGGCCAAATGGTTGACCTTCGGCGTTTAGCTTTTCGGTTTGAACGCGGCTCCGTATTAGTGCGGTTGTTTCTTTACCTACTAAAACGCTTTCGTTTTCGCGTGTTGCGTTTATTTCTTCGGCGGCTAATTTTAGACGTACCGCAAAATTTAAAAAAGACATATTAACAACAATTTTTAGTTAAAAATTCTTCGCTATATAATTCTAAAAAATTTGTTCCGCCGTCACTTAATACTAAATTTATAACCCAACGCCCAACCGGGGCCGGCGTTGTTAGTGTTGTTGTGTCGCTAGTTTCAAAAACTGAATTACTAAGCCCGTTAATTTGTACGCCGGTATAAATAACGGAACCAATAGGCGGATTAAAAACGCCGGTAAAAATGTTATTACCTTTAGTTTCTAAATATTGGAACGTGGTAATAGTGTTATAAATACCGTCTACAAATATTTGGAACGTTGGTATTTTGTCCGGTGGTACGGACCAAAGGCCAATATCACTATTAAATTCGTTAGAATAGGCGCTAAATATATTACTTTGATCTTTATAGAACGGTAAACCGCCGCCGCCGTGGCTTTTAGTGCTTCTATTTATAATGTTTAAACTAGACATATTTTAATATAGTATTTCTAAGCTAATAAATCCGCTTTTAGGGTTAAAACTTGCGGCCCTTAATTGGCCATTACTAAAATTATTACCTACAAAACGCGAATAAGGCGCAAATAAAAAAAAAGCAGCATACCGGAACCGTAACCGTTTCTAATATTTTAACCGGGCGTTTATTGTTGAATTGTTGATTAATGAAGTTAATTGATCCGCTATCAAAAGGCCTATAATAAGGCCAAAAATTAGCGTGTAAATTTGCCATACCTTGCGGTACATTTGGCCTATAATCGCCCGTAATTGCGCCGTTTTTGGCCCTTAATCCGTCCGGCGCTAAACTTTCGGGCGTTATCATTGCCACGCCGTCGGCCGGGTATTCGTCCGGGTCGCTTATTATTGTTTCAATTTCACTATAATATTTATCTGTATTGTATGTTTTTACATTTTCCCCAAAAAAAGAATTATAGGTAATATTTACCCCGGTAAAATCTATGCTATTGTCTAAACTTGGGAACGCTTCGGCCTTTGGTAAATCGCTATTATCTAAGCTATATTTATTTTTTAATTTGGTCCATTTGCCGCCGTTAATTTGCGTTAAATTTGTTACGCCTTGCGTAGTTAGGTCGTTGTAATGTTCAATAATTAGCCTTTTTGTACCTTCGTCAATACGCCAAAAACAATTTAATTTGCTGCTTATATAATCGTTTAATATACTTTGTAATGTTATTAGTTCGCGCGTTGCCGGTTCGGTTGCGGCCGGGTCTTTAATGTCGCTTATTGCGTGCATTTGTACGCCTTCGGTAGGGCTTGGGGTTTCACCCGTAACCGGGTTAACTGTATTAGTCAAAAAATTACTTTGCAAATCTAATTCGGGGCAATATTCATTTAAGCCTTGATTTATTACATCTAATAATAAACGGCCGTTATCTAAATTAATATTGCCTTTTGGTATTGTGTTAGTATCAATCCAAAAGCCTATATTAACTGTACTAATGCTACCAAAAACACCCATTAAAAACCAATTGCCCGGTATTGTAGGCGTTGGCGGCGGTAAACCCGGGCCGGCGCTTACGGTATCGGTAAAAGACAAAGAACACGCGGCCGGGTCGTCGAAAATTGGCGGTTTACGATACCAAGTTATTAAATTTTTAGTAGTGCAATTATTAAATAATATTTGCCAACCGGCCCCGGGGGGCGCTTGCGGTTCGCCGCCTTGGCAGTAAGTTGTTTTTAATTCCCTTACAAATACATAAAAAGCCAAAAAAGGCGAAGCGCCGCCACAATAAACCGGGGAACCGAAAAACGGCGCGTTTGCTGCTTTGGTTTCTATCTTATATTCATATTTAGAAAAATCTTTACTATAAACAGAACTAACTATATTTATAGCCTCTAAAAAATTATATTCGCGGTCGTAATTGTCGGTCAAACATTGGTATAACGTGTCTTGTTTTGGGCTAACTTCGGCCCGTTTTTCGTCGGGGCTAAAATTGCAATCAAAATGCGTAAAATATAAATTAAATAACAAAAATTCGCCTTCGGGGCAAAATTCTTTTATAGTTAATTCAATTTTTTGATACTTATTAAAACTTAAAATATAATCAAAAGCGGCCCCGTTAAAATTTATTGAACCGTTTACGCTTTTGCTAAAATGATAGGCCCCGTTTTCGCGGTTTAAATTATAGTCGAACGTAAAGCCGCCGGTATTAGTTGGCGTGTATTCGTAGCCGTTTAAATAATATTTGTATATCGTAGACATTTTTTATTTATCGTATTTTGATTTTTCAATATTAGGATCAATCCTTTTTGCTAATTCGTAGCTAATCCAATCTAAATTATGCCGGCAATTATAGCCGCCCAAATCTACTAAAATATTATTATCTTCTTTTCGTCCGGACCAATTGGCCGGCGTTGTATTCCAACTTAAAACAGTTTCCCGGTTAAATACTTTTCCGTTTCTTTGGTCGCAAAAATCGCGCGTTGTCTTTATTTCGCCCCCGGCATAAATAGCGTAGTTTAATTGAGCCGCTTCGCTAAATTGTTGGTCTAATTCGCGCGTATATTTTTGTAGTTCGTCTGTACCGTTTCGATAGTGGTAATTTTCTAAAAGGCCAAATTTATCTTCTTTGCCTTTTATTTGTTCGGTTAATACGC